TACAAAGAAAAGAGTTACAACAATTTCATGGATACCGTTTAAAGAAATGGGCCACTTGTATGAAGATCTTTATAAATTTATACAAAAAGCAAATGAAAATCATTTTGGTTTTGGCGACATACAAATAACAGAGAATGCGCAGTTTACAGAATACCCTGAAGGAGGGTTTTATGATTGGCATATGGATTGTGATGTGAACATGGAACACGAGCCACCGGTTAGAAAAATATCAATGACATTATTGTTAAATGATCCATCAGAGTTTGAGGGGGGAGAATTAGAAGTAATGGCACCAGGTAAGTATGCAAAATTAAAACAAGGACACGCAATTTGTTTTGCATCTTTTTTAAATCACAGAGTAAATCCTGTTAAACGTGGAGTTAGACAATCTTTAGTTGTTTGGTTTGGAGGAAAACCTTTTAGATGATCGATGATAATGAAATCTATATATTTAAAGATTTTATGTCTCATACAGATTGTGATGAATATTTTAAAAAAATAAAAGACATTGGACCTCAACCTAAAATGCTGGAATTTGAACACACTACTTTAGACTTAACTGGTGATCCAATAGGGAAAAAGGTACAGAATTTTATAAACAAAGAGTTTAATATGAATTTAAAATTAGATCAATTGCAAATACAAAATTGGCATGTAAATAGTTATGGTGTTTTACATACACATTTTTTAAGACCGCATATTGTATATACTGGTTCTTTATATTTAAATGATGATTTTTTAGGGGGAGAATTTATAACTAACGACGGGAGAAAATTTAAACCTACTAAAGGAATGCTTACATTTTTTAATGGTCAGACTATAAAGCATGGTATTAATCCAGTATTTAAAAATGATAGAAAATCATTAATTTTTTGGTGGAGGGGACAATGATTAAAGACGGATTTTTTCCCACAATTATATATGCAGAAGATTTTAAATTAGACACCAATCAAATGGCACAGAATATTATACAGTGGTCTAAGGAAGATAAAGGAGTTCAAAAGACAAATGTAAATGGATGGCATAGTGAAACTCAGATGCATAAAAAGCCAGAGTATAAACCTTTAGTAGATGAGTTATTTAGAATGGTACATCAAATATTTAATGAAGAGTTTTTAGATAAACAACCTTTACTAGGAAATATGTGGGCTAATATAAATCCACCTGGTGGATATAATAAACCACACGTACACCCTAATGCTTTATTTAGTGGAGTATATTATATTAAAACTCCACCTAATTGTGGACGTTTAGTTTGTCAAGATCCGCGTCCAGGTATTCAAACCTGTATGCCTACTAGAAAAAAAGTTCAGCCCCCTAAACATTTATGGAGAGATGTGCATTTACAACCTCAAGAGAATAGAGCTATAATGTTTCCAGCGTGGTTATGGCATTCAGTTGAACCTAATCAATCTCAGGAATCTAGAATATCTGTAAGTTTTAATTTTATACAAGATGGATTTCAATGACAGGTTTAGTTTATAAAGAATTACCTATAAAGGATATTACTCATCTTACGAGGCCTGAGTTTATTAATGGTGAGGAACAAAAATTTTATAACACTTTACTACATTCTATGACAGAACATGGTATGCGGGATCCTGTTTTTATTAATCAATTAAACGATGGAACTTTAAAAGTTACAGTCGGCAATAATAGAATGGTTATTGCTAAAGAGTTAGGATTGAAAAAAGTACCTTGTCTTATTAGATTACATGACCCTAATAATAACAATTTAAATGGAAGAGTTATTAATACAGAAAAAGAAATAATTGATTTATTTCATCACAAAAAAGATCTAGAAATTAGAAAAGAAAGTGGTGTTATATATGAAGTAATGCCAAAGAACCCACAGAAACATGGAAAAATTTAATAAGTATCAAGTAATCAAAGGTGCTCTTAGCTACGAGCTAGCTAATTTTATATTTAACTATTTCTTACTCAAACGAGATGCTGTTCATTATATGTATGATAATAATCTAACTTATGACAATGGGATGTTGGGAACCTGGACCGATAAACAAGTCCCTAATACCTTTTCTTGCTACGCCGATCACGTGATGGAAACTTTACTAGTTAAAATGCTACCCGTCATGGCTAAAGAAACCGGTTTAAATTTAGTTCCTACTTATTCATATGCCCGATTATATAAAAATGGAGATATTTTAAGACGCCATAAAGATAGACCAAGTTGTGAAATATCTACTACCCTCAATCTAGGGGGTGATCCCTGGCCTATATTTATTGATGGCACAGGAGCTGATACAGTCATAGACGAATTTAAACAAATACATAAACCTAACGCTCCCAAAGGCACTAAAGTCCTACTTGATGTTGGCGATATGCTAGTATATAGTGGATGCGAATTAGAGCATTGGAGAGAACCGTTTGAAGGTAATACTTGCGGACAAGTATTTCTTCACTATAACCATGTAAATGGTCCTTTTGCTGAAAAAAACAGGTTCGACAAAAGGCCGATGTTAGGACTTCCGCCGATAACGAAGTCATAATATTATGGAGTTATATGTTACAAAAAATAGGTTTTTTACCTGGGTTCAATAAACAAGTTACCCCTACAGGAGCAGAAGCTGAATGGCAAAGTGGGGAAAATGTGCGGTTTAGATATGGTACTCCTGAAAAAATAGGAGGATGGTCTCAATTAGGAGAAAGTAAATTAACAGGTGTAGCACGACAAATGCATCATATTGTTAATAAAGACTCACAAAAATTTTCTATCATAGGAACGAACAGAATTTTATATGCATATACGGGTGGTGTATTTTATGACATTCACCCTTTAGTTAATCCATCAGGAACAGCTATTACTAATGCATTTAGTACAACCAATGGTCAAAAAATTGTAACCATTACAGCTTCATCTCATGGATTTAGCGCAGGAGATATTTGTTTATTTGGCGACTCATCAACATTTAGTGCAATAACTGATTCTAATTATAGTTCTGCAACTTTTTGTGACAAAAAATTTATGGTTACTGAAATTGTCGATGCAGATAATTTTAAAATTACAGTAGCTGATACTGAAACAGGAAGTGGTGCTACCACTTCTGGAGGTATAACTTATTATAGATACTACCACGTAGGTCCTGCTGAACAGGTTGGAGCTTTTGGCTGGGGTATATCTTTATTTGGGGGTAAAGTTTTAGGATCTGTTACCACTACTTTAAATGGAGCTTTATTAAATGATACGGCAGGAACAGGAGGTTCAGGAACTTCTATTACTTTAACCGATACAACAGGTTTTCCAACATCAGGTACAAATTATATTCAAGTAGGCACAGAAGAAATTTCTTACACAGGAGTTTCTGGAAATGATTTAACAGGTATTACTAGAGCAGTAAGAAACTCTACAAGAGCGGCTCATTCTAGTGGTGATACTGTTACAAATACGTCCGACTGGACTGGATGGGGATCAGCTGCAGCAAACACTGATAAAGTAACTGATCCAGGTCTTTGGTCCATTGATAATTTAGGAGATAATGTTATCGCTCTAATTCATAACAGCGCGGTATTCGAATGGGATTCTGCTGCAACTAATGCTACATCAACTAGGGCTACTGTTATTTCTGGAGCACCGACAGCATCAAGAGATATGTTAGTTTCCACACCTGATCGTCACTTAGTTTTATTTGGAACTGAAACCACTATAGGAACTACATCTACACAAGATGATATGTTTATAAGATTCTCTTCTCAAGAAGATATAAATACCTGGGCACCGACAGCAACCAATAGCGCTGGAACACAAAGACTGGCCGACGGATCACGGATCATGGGAGCTAAACTTGGTAAGTCTGCAATTTATGTATGGACTGATACAGCTTTATTTACCATGAGATTTGTAGGTACTCCGTTTACTTTCGCCTATGATCAAGTAGGTACAAACTGTGGATTAATAGGAATGAATGCAGCAGTTGAGGTGGATGGTGCTGCGTATTGGATGTCTGAAAATGGTTTCTTTAGATACACTGGTAAACTAGAATCTATGGACTGTTTAGTAGAAGACTATGTTTATGATGACCTTAATAAAACTTCTAACCAATTAATTTATTGTGGTCTTAATAACTTGTTTGGAGAAATCGTATGGTTCTTCCCTACTTCTACATCTAATGTAGTAGATAGATCTGTTTATTATAGTTATTTAGATTCAACCCCTGAACGACCTATATGGTTTACAAATGCTAGTACATTATTTAGAAGAACAACGTGGATAGATTCAGCTATTTTTGGATTACCCCATGCAACTGCATATGATGCAGATGATGATGCTTCATTTGATGTAACTGGTAATACTGAAGGAAGTACTATTTATTATGAACATGAAAAAGGAGTAAATTATCTTAAAGGAGGAACTGAATATGCTGTTCCATCTAGTATTACTTCAGGAGATTTTGATATAACTCAGGATCAACAAAGAGGAATTACTTTTAGAGGAGATGGAGAATATATAATGAGAATAAGCAGATTTTTACCTGACTTTATATCTCAAGAAGGTAATACTGTAGTTCAATTGGATCTTAGAAATTTCCCTAATCAATCAGCGGTAAGCTCGACATTAGGACCTTTTACTGTTACAAGCAGTACTAACTATAAATCTTGTAGAGCTAGAGCAAGATCGGTTGCAGTCACTGTCGCCAATAATACCGGAAGTGATACAACCTTAGGACAAAATTGGAAGCTAGGTACATTCAGATTAGATGTCCATGCAGGAGGAAGAAGATAATGCCATTTAAATCAGAGAAGCAAAGAAGATATCTATGGGCTAATGAACCAGAAATAGCTCGTGATTGGACTGATACTTATGGAAGTAGAATTCAAAAAAATAGCGGTGGTGTTGCTAGTCAAGGTGGAGTAAAAAATTATTTAGGTAAGCAACCAATGGTTAGTGCACCTAAGTATTGGCAGTCAAGTCCCGATCATCCAACAACAGAATTAGCATATATTACACCAGCAGAAAAAGATTTACTTGTTAAACAAGATTTACATGGCTCACTAAACGGCGGTGTCAACAGAGGACCATCAGGTATTATGAGTTTAAATGGATGGGGATCATCTGATGCTAGTCAAAACAGAGCTGGTGCAGATATTAGTTCTGGTATGGATAAAAGCGCAAGTGATAAAGGATGGAGTGGGCCTGGAGGGTTTACCAGTCCTCATGCTAAATCACCTGCTCAATTAAATTTACTCGCAGGTAAAAAAGGTTCATCAACTGTAATGCCAGGATCACATTATGGAAAAGGACCTACTAAACAAAAAAGTGGAATAGGAGGTTTAATTTTAGGAGCAATTTTAGGTATGATAAATCCTGCATTAGGAATGGCTTATAGAGGCTATCAAGGAATAAAAGGTTTAGGAACTAAATTTGGAACTCAACTAGGAGACTGGAGAGAAAATTTAACGGGATATAGAACACAAAAAGAATGGGAGGACGCAAGAAAACAAAGACAATTACAAAGTAGATTTGATAAATTAATGGATAGAAAATTATCTGGTAAAAATTATAGTCAAAAAAATTTAGATATGCTATCAGCTATGGGAATAAATCCATCTAAAAATTCTTTAGCTGCAGCTTTAGCTAGAGATGCAAATCAATCAATGAATATGTTTGACGGTCCTTTCTCAAGAACTCATCTACAATCAGTAGCTGAAGGTTTACCACCACAAGGTCCTAGTGGTATGTACAACCTAGATGATATGTTAATGGATAAAGCAATGGGACCATATTCATCGCAACCTGGACCATGGAATGAAATGGGTGCATTTAAAGCGCCAATGCAATCTCCTACAGGAATAATGAAACCAGGAATGTATGGATCAGTTTCATATGTAGATCCTTCTCAACAACAATTTGGTGGAGGAATAACACATACTCCACAAGGACAAGGATTCTGGGGTAATCTTTTTAGTAATTTTCCAAGAATGTAACATGGCAAAGATAGTACAAACATTAACCCGAGCAAGCACAGAATATAGAGAAGACGTAGCACAATCTTTAGTAAGAGATTTAGATGCTGTCTTAGAAAAATTAAACACTACATTTCAAGAAGAATTAAAACAGGAGATAGAAGCTAAAGCTTTCTTTATGGAATAATGGCTGTTGTTAATCAATATAAATTTGTAGGAATAGATAATGATACCAGTAATGGAGAATTAAATCCATTTGGTTCTGGTAATCCTACAGCTACTGAAACATATATTATTAAATCTATTTTAGTAACTTCTGCTGGCACCCCTAGCCCTATTGTCACAAATAACGCTATTACAACTATTAAATCAGCGGCCTTAACAGCTAATGTAACTAAAGAATTATTGACCCAACCCTTAATAGTAGAAGGTGGAAAAACCCTTACCATTAAAGCCGGCAGTGCAGACTCATTTGATGTAGCTATTAGTTATTTAAATATTAACAAGGAAATCACAGCATAATGGAAGTAATAAAACCAACAAAGGTAACAACAGTTATTAAAAATAAAAAAACAGGAGAGGAGTATAAAACCGAGGAGGAATGGAAAGCCAAGAATATCGCTGAAGAAGACATTCAAAGAGATGTTCATGTGTTTATGCCAAGCCTTGATTTGTTTGGAAAAACAAAGTAGTATAATAAACCCAAGGAAATAAGACAAAATTATGGCACTATTTGAAGAACAAATTACAGATACATTAGAGACAGGAGCACCTTCTATTAAATACGAAGGAGATGAAGGACCTCAAGATCCTAGACAAGAACAAATGCTAGCTCAATTAAAAGAAGAATACATGCAATATGTATTCGAACAAAAAGAAATAGGTGAGCCAGTTATGTCTTTTGAAGAATGGTATCAAATGGTTTACGAAGCTAGTAAGATGGGTGTTCAAGCTCCTCAAGAAGAAATGATGAGTGAAGAAATGATGATGAGAGAACCAGCAGCTTATGGTGGTATCATGGACACTGAATCAGGAAGAAGAATGTATGGTTTCGGAAGTATATTTAAAAAGATTACAAAGATTCCAAGAAAATTAGTTAAAGGTGCAAAGAAGCTAGTTAAATCAGATTTAGGTAAAGCAGCATTGACGGCAGCCGCAATGTATTATGGTGGTGGAGCCCTTGGTGGTGCTAAAGCAGCAGGTACTGGATTTTTACCTTCAGGTGCAGCAGGTGGTGCAAGTTTAAAAGGAAAAGGATTAGGAGCATTAATAAAAACAGCAGCTAGAAAAGCTATTCCTCATTTACAAAATCCAAAAACTTTAGCTAAGCTTGGTATTGGTGCAGCAACTGCATTACCATTACTAGGTATTGGAACTCAGAAACAAGATTTTCCACCACCTATGAGCGATCAATCAGGAAGTTTTGATTTTGATTATGAGGATGAAATTATTAGAGGGGCAAGAAAAGCCGCGACGTCATTC